AGTAGCTATCTTTTCGTTATCCTCTACTGACTTTGCTAGGGAGTTAACTAGTTTCTGTATTTTATCAAGACTCATTTTAAACACCTATTCCGTTTATACCAATTCAGGATATTTACTTAATGCCTCTTTTTTAGCTGATTCTGGAAGTTCATTTAACAAAGCGTTAACTAATTTCTTATTTTCAGCTAATTTAGCAGGAAGGTATTGTTGTACCTGAGAAAGTTCAGCGCGAGGAATGCCCAATTTGCTTGAAGCAATTTTGACCAATGGATCACTTTTATAGTGAATTTGAAGGTCGCCAGCAGTTTTGCTAATAGAAACCTGCCAATTAGAAGCAGTTTTCTCTACAGCGGAGTCATCTTCATAAATAGAAACAATATAGTCTCCATCTTCGGCACTTTGAATTTGCCAAAGATTTGCTGCATTATCCCCATCTTTAAATCTAACAACATCGAAACCTACTCTTTCGATTTGATCTTTAACCTGTTCAAGTTTGTAGGCTTTTTTGAGAAGCTTGTTCTCTAACCTTGAGTAATCGATTACAAATTTTGACATTACGTCTCCCATAAAACAAAAACGCGCTTACCATACATAAAGAAATATTGATAATATTCCAGTTTTATTAATAGGTGATCGCCCCTATAATTTCCAAAATATTACCATTACGTCCTTACATATAGTAAGCGCGCAGTATTTTTACCACTTTTCTTCTCTAGCTTCCGCTATCTTTTGAAGAATTTCTTTTATCTTGTTGTCGCTTTCAATTATCTTTCTTATTTTCTTTCTGGCACCACCATAAACACGTTTACCATTTTTGTAGTCAACGTTGCCATTTAAAGATTTTGTAATTGAGCTTTGGTTGACATTAAGCATTTTAGCAATTTCCATCTGAGTATAGCCATCAGCATATAATCTGATAACCTCTCTTTGACGGTCAGTTAGAAGAGTGTCAACAACTCTCCAAAATTCAACTTTCAATTGGTCTTCTAAATCCATTAAATCTTCATTATATTGAAATGGATCGAGTCTAGCTGATATGCTGTCATTATTTGAAAACGCTTCCATCATATCATTTGAACAGACTGTTTCGAGTAAAATCCATTGATAGCGATCACTTCTATTCTGCCTTTTATTCATTTTACTCCATAGTTTGATGTAGCATAAGATATCACATCAGACATCTTATCCCCGCAGATACATTATAACAATAATCTGTATTTGGTTGCGGGTACCAATTAGCTTTTGACACTAAAAGTTAGGGATTCGTAACTATTTGACGATAGATACTCATCTATATCCTTGTAGCCTTCTGGTAAATAAAAATTATGAATATTAGCCAATTGACCAAACTTACTTAGGATGCGCTTTCTCCCCTTTTCACCCGCCTCATCCTTATCCAATAATAAAAATATATTATTGGTGTATCTGCTAATGAGTGAAAATTGATAGATACTCATATTAGAATTGCCTAATGCCACAATATTATTAAATCCATTCTCTACAGCTTTAATAACATCAAACTGACCTTCAACGATAAATACTCCATCTTTTTCGAGAATATGCTTCTTATTCTCATATAGTCCATATAAAAAGTTTCCCTTTTTAAACTTACCTAATGATTTAGAAATAAAATCAGTATTCTTATATTTAGATATCTTTTTTACTTTTCTCTCATCATCTGAGAGCAAACTTCGTCCAACAATACCAACTATGTCTCCATAAGCATCTTTATATGGCATTACTAATGGATGGTTTTCAAAGAATAAAAAGTTAAGAGTTCTAGAGCACCAAGCATCTTCAATCTCTTTCGAATAAAGAAGCTTATCCTCCCTTAACTCTTTTTCATCAACTAAAGGAGCAAGAGCCGCCATATGCTGAATACTTGGAAAGTATCCAAACTGGAATTTCTCTTGTGCATCTTTACTTAATCTTGAATCCAAATAATCTTTACAGTGCTGTGCGTCTGGGTAATTTTCAAGCAAATACCTACATGAATTAACAATATTATCTAGCATATAAACTTTCCAGGCTGATAATTAAACGTCTTTATCTACTTCTTTTAGTTTTTCTTTAAGCATGTTTTTAAATGGAACGCTCAAATTATCAAGAGGCTTACCACAACTGCCACAGACTATATCATCTTTGACGTGCTTTGGTCTTCCTTCTTTATTGCATTTTCCACACTTAACAGCAAATGAAGTTGTGACTTTTGGTTTGAATTGCTTTGAGCTTTTCATTTGCATTTTTGCAAAATAAGTTACATTAGCAATTTCCTTATCACATAATGAACAATATACCTTATCCTCTTTTGGATCAATATAAGGTTCCATCTGTTTACCACAACCCTTATTAGTACACGGCATTGAGAACGCCATTATAGTATTTCCTTTTTTAAAGCCTCAATTAATGCTTCTGTATCTTTTGGATACTCTACATTAATGGTAACTGTTTGATTTCCGCTGCCATTAACTCCAAGATTTGGTAATATTACCTCTTCTTTGTTTTTAGTTCCGGCTACAATCGTGATATCCTTAATTCCATTAATCGTATTAACCTTTTTGTAACAACCAGTTAATGCTTCTAATAAGGATATATCAATTTTTGATATAACATTAGCTCCCTCAAGTTTTAGTCCGAGTTCTTCGATGACATGCACTTTTAGATTAACATTAGTGTATTGATCCATTTGCTCCATACCCATAAATGTTCCGGCAAAGTTTCCCATACCAGCTAATCTTAAAGTCATTCCATTTTGGATGCCGCCAGGTATAGATACTGTTACTGATGTCTCAACTGACATTGATCCTGTTGATCTACAATCAGTACAAGGTTTTCCTTGAACTCTTCCATGACATTTGTCGCAGGTGCTTCTGAAATACATATTACCTTGACGACCTTCAATAACACCAAATCCACCACAACGGTCACATCCATTATTTTGCGGAACTACTCTCATTCCATTACATGTTGCGCACTTTACAACCCTGGTATATTTAAGATCTGCTTTAGATCCAATAACAGATTCTTTAAATGATATTGTCTTATTCAACTCAATATTATCAACTCTTTGAGGTGCCTGTCTATTTGACCATGGATAAGGTGCATTTGGTTTTCTCTCTGTGTCTTCTCCAGTAGATACTATCTGATATGCTTCATTGATCTTTTTAAACTTGTCTTCCGCATCTGACTCTTTATTTACGTCTGGATGATACTTTTTTGTAAGTTCGCGGTACTTCTTCTTAGCGGCATCAGCGGAGGTGCCGGGCGGCAAATCCAAAATTGAGTACGCTTCTTGTAAATTCATTTTTTCTTACCTTTAGGCTTTATCTTGCTAGTCAGAACTAATGCATAATATAATGCGACGGCAACGCCGTCAGCCATGTCGAAACTTTCTTCTTTTATTTTGCCAGTTTTGCTCTTGACATATGGGAATGTAATTCCTAAATGTTTGGCGACAAGCTCTGGCATATCTTCTTTTTTTGGCAAGATTTTTCCAAATTTTAATCCATGCCTGATTGTCATTACGCTAAACAATCCGGGATGAGCTGCCAAATAATCATAAGCCATAATAGCAATTACCCTATTAAAAGCAGAAAGAGTGGTGGTAGTAGTTGCGGTGCTCTTAGGCATAAATAGAATTAAATCTTCAATTCCTATATAGTCTGGCTTTTCTTTAGCAATAATATCTGCAACTATAGCCTTAGTAACATAGATTCTATCTAATATGGGTTCGTCTTTTATTGGCTTAATATAATCGCACTTTACGAAACTGATATTGTTCTTATCATCAATCTCTAATATAGCCCAGCCTATTGTGGTGCTGGATATATCCAGACCAAGGATTTTTTTACTCATACATAAGATATAACTTGAAAAATAAAAACGGGGATTAAGATTTCTCCTAATCCCCGTTCAAATCAAACTATTTATGCTTATGCTTTTTCTGCAGCGGCATCACCATTGTAAGCTGGGAAACTATCTTCTAGTTCCTCGTCATCTGACATGCTTACAGCAGTATTCTTTACTGGCTCAGCCTTTGCTGAGGCTTTCTTTCCAGCAGCTGGTGCGGCTGGAGCAGCAGTTGCTGCGCCTTCTACGCCATTGATTTTGTCCAATTTCTTCTGGACGTCAGCAGCGGTAGGTGGAGTGACTCTGCGCTTTAAATCATCAAAGTCGATTGCGTCTTTTTTGACTTGATCAGAAGCAGATAATGGCTCCTTTGAAATTGGCTGAACTGAATAATAACCAGTTGCGCCACCATTCTTGTCGACTACAATGTCGATATCATACTTGGTTGGATCTCCCCAACGCTGAGTATTTCTTGCTAACTTTCTAATTGCAGAATAGACTGCGAAAGAGACATCAAGAATCTTGTATGTATCAGTCTTACGGCTGATGACTCCAAGCAACCAACGTGGCTTAGCTTTATCTCCATCGGCACATAATGGGCAGCTACCATGAACCATGGAGCATGAAACCTTGTGACCGAAACCAGCTTCGCCTTCTTTCTTGTATTTGTGTACAAGATACTGGAAAGGTTGAGTAATCAATCTAAGCTCATTTGAGCCTTCATCTAATCTAAGGAATAAATCCTTACTGTTTACGAACTTCTTATCAGAACCGCCAAAAACATCGTCATTCCAAGATACTTCACCAAATGTTGACATATTATTCTCCTACTGTTATTTTTCTTTTTGTACACTTCGGTACTTTACTATTAACAAAAATCGGACTGTATATTTATCTTTACACGTTATCGTGCGAATTTAACTAAACGAGTTCGAGAATGATCGGTAGTTCTTACAAACTTAACACCGATGCTACGGTTGCGTAATCTATTGATTACGCGATTCAATACCATTCTAAGAGCCCCTGGCGAACCAGGTAGAACTGTTGCTTCTTTTCTGCCTAAAACACGACCTAGAGCAGAACTAAGATCAGTCATGGTACCAGACCATGTATCACTTTTATTGGTATTAACGACTTTCAAAACACCATTCAAAACTACTTCATGAACGTCATTTGAAGTAGTATTTGTCTTACCATTAGATGCCATTTTATCACTCACTTTCATAATAAATTTCTTTTATTTCGCCCTGAAAACTAGACTTTTTATGCTGCGAATTCTGTGCCAGGGGAAGTACATCTCTACATATAATTCTTTTTTTGTGTTTGTCAAGAGGTCCGATAAGTTTTTTGATACGTCCTCCTCCGACTCGTCACAAAAGAAACCTTTTACCATCACAAATCCATTTAATAGCTCGGGCTTATCTATGGCAATAAATTTCTCTTTATTTTTCGTCTTACCGTCAACTGCCTCTGCTATAATAAGATAGATTGGTTTCTTATTTACTGGTGCGCCTATTGGTAATCCTGCTGGTATAACTGCAATATCATTTGACATTATTTAGCTGCTTTCTTTGCTTTTTTCTTTTCGCTACCATCATCTAATGCAGATGCGGAGCTTGATTCAAAGCTTGCTCTCTTAGCAGCCTGCTCTTGTCTTTTAAGTTCCATTTTAGCTTCACGAGCCAAATTGATTTTCAATAAAAGGTCATTAGCTAG